GGGGTGGTTAACACAGGAGTGCTTGGGGTATTATTTTTGTTATATGGAAAATTTTTCTAGGTGTCCTTGTATGTATGATGGAGATTATTTACATGTTTACTGGCCTATGGATGAGGGGGAGTTAGTTATCACTTACAGTTTGAGTGGGGATTTCATCCGGGAGTATTATTTAGTTGAGGGTGATTAGTATTGTTTGTTCTCTATGGTATTTGGCATACCTGGGTTGTGGGATTTATTTAGTTAGGTGTATTTTAGGGTTTTAGAAATTTACAGTTATGTGCAGTTATATTACATGTCGTCGTTGTCGGGATAAGATCGACGGGTTATTATTTTCCAATGCTCGCGTCCAGTCTAACTTGGGTACGGGCAGTATTTTCGATGTTGGCAGTTCTTCAGCTGCTAAGGATATCTGGCATGGGTACTTACGGGAGATACGTTCTGAGGACGAGATTTTCTACCAGAGTATTACGACCATTGAGGAGCGTGCGATACTTTCTGGGGAGGTTTCTCTTTAGGGGATATTTCTTTAGGTGGTGTGGGTCGTATAAAATTCTTATATTTCGGCAAATATTTTTGTTATGGAAATTGTCAAGCCTGGGGTTGAGTATCGGCTTCACAACTTCAAGTCAGAAACGGAGTTTCAAACAGTACGCTTTACAGAGAAGCTGCCTAGTGGTTTTGTTCCGGGGACGACAAATGAAGAAGTGATTAGCATGCTCATCGACCGATTGTATGAGATACAGAAGAAGAACTTTTCTGTAGAGAACCAATGTTGCATCATCTTACTTAAGCAGGTGCGGGTGTTATTTAAGAAGCGCCTAAGTCGTAAGATAGATCGTGTAAACAAATACCAAGAGCAGAATGGAGTTGAGCATAAAGACAAGTAAGAAAAGTTTTCGTCGGCATTATCTAGAACTTTTGAATGGTATATTGAAGCTTACTCCTCGAGAGTTGGATTCTTTGCTGTTGTTCCTAGAGTTTGATTCGGAGGTTGCCTGCAGTATGCAAGCTCGCAAGTACGTAGCAGATGCTATGAGTTTTAAGAACGTCAGTGTTCTTAATAACTATGTGAAGAGCTTGAAGGATAAGAGAGTAATTTTTAAGGCTGACCACGGGGGCTACCGATATAACGACATCGTTAAACCTAATGGCAATCTTGGATCTCTTACATTCAAATTCATCGTCGAGGACTCCGTTATTCAATCTAGAGTATGAGATTGAAACTCTTGATGTCCTATTTTCTTTCGAGCTCCGGTTGGCGGTGGAGTTGGAGGCCCAGAATATCTTGTATGAAACTCAGATACTGGTGGGTCCGAATAGTTATTTTTTGAAGTATTGCGTTTATGGCGAGAGTGAATAAAATGAAGCATGAGCTGATCTCTGAAATAGTTGCGGAGAACGGGGGTTCCTTTGAAGAGACCCAAGCTATAGTAGAGAACCAGTTCAAGTTTTTAAAGAAACATATGGAGCATGGTGCTTTCTCTACTGTCCGGCTTCCCTACTTAGGGAAGTTTCATGTTAAACCCGGTAGGCTATCAAGATTAAATCATGCGGTTATTTCGAGAAGAAAACTTTAAGGTTGTAGTGGACTCGGAGCTGAAGTTGATACCTGAGTTTAAGGCGCTCCTTACTCGGGACCGTACAGCAGATAAGAAGCAAGCTTTAAAAGAGTTTAGCTTTGTGTACTTCAACTACGACCACAAGAGCCCATACTATATATATCCTGAGGAGGAGCGTAAGCTTCGTGTCAGTAGAGATACTGGACTTGGGGATACCTATGAACCGGATGTCAAAGTTACTTCTGCTATTGAGAAATACTTGGAGCTGTCTAAGACTCCGACTATTAAGTCTCTTACATCTATACGGGAGGGTTTGCTTACTAGTAGTAGGCTTATTGACACACTGCGTGAGCGTATTGATGATGCTCTTGCTGACCCTGATTTGGAAGACATTGATCCTGTTGTTCGGTCCGTTACGCGAATGCTCGAAATTTCTGAGAAGCTCCCGAAAGCGATTGAAAATATTACAGCTTTGGAAGAGAAAGTAAAGAAGGAGGAGTCTACAGACACTCGTATTAAGGGAGGCGGTAAAAAGGGAATGTTTGAAGACTGATGCTTATTAATACCTCCCTATTCTCTCAGAGTGCTAACCATTTTCTTAAGCACGGGTTCTATTGTGGGGACCCTCCAGGGAGTGCCGCATACTTTGCATACTGGAGTGAGGAGCTACGCCGCTGCACCTTGGGGTATTCTGTAGGCGATGTTGCTATTACCGGTCATCACTATTTCTATTTGAACTACGTACGGATAAAGCTGACTGACAAGGGGAACCGTAAAATAATTTCGTTCCCAAATTTCTGGGATGGTGACTATGAATATTTCTGGCTGCAGCATATAGCCCGTAACGGGATCAAACCAGTTGATTACGAAAAACTTAAACTTAGCACTCAAGTAGCTGAAAGTAACTTGGTTGGAGGTAAGCATTTGATTGTAGGTAAAGCACGCCGTAAGGGATTCTCCTATAAGAATGCAGCGCTGGTGACGAATACTTTCAATACAGATCACAACAGCTACACGCTGCTGTGTGCTTTTGACAAGAAATACTTGTACCCTAAAGGTATTATGGCAATGGTTACGGACAATATGAATTTCTTAAATGAACATACTGGCTGGGCAAAACGTCGCCAAGTAGTTGATAAGCAGAACCATAGGAAGGCCAGTTATTTAGAATATATGAGTGGGCAACAGGTAGAGAAAGGATACAAGTCTGAAGTAGAGGCTATTACTTTTAAGGACAACCCTGATGCTGCTCGTGGTAAAGACGCTTCTATCGTCATTTTTGAGGAGTGTGGCGCTTTCGATAACCTCAAGGCTTCCTACCTCGCCACGAAACCTACTGTTGAAGATGGAGGTATCACTACGGGGCAGATGATCCTCTTCGGTACTGGTGGAGATATGTCTGGAGGCACTATCGATTTTGAGAGTATGTTTTATAATCCGGAGGCATACAACCTTCTCCCTATCCAAAATATCTGGGACGAGGGAGCCGACCATACGACCTGCGGTTACTTCTTCCCTAGCTACAAGAACAAGATTGGGCATATGGATCACGATGGTAATAGCGATGTTGCCACTGCAAGACAGTCCGAAGAGGCTACACGTGAGCAGATTAAGAGAGATTCTAAAGACGCAGGGGTCTTGGATAAGCACATTACGGAGTATCCCTTCACTCCTAAGGAAGCTTTCCTACAGCATACGAGTAATATTTTCCCTACTGCGCAACTTTTGGATTGGAGGAACCATCTAGTGAGAAGCGGTATGTATACTTCTTTAGCTGTAGCAGGACACTTAATAGAAGGGAAGAATAATAAAGTAAAGCTTAAACCGGACGACAGGTTGCGACCTGTACAGAAATTTCCTACACAACGAGGCGATGACACCGTTGGATGTGTGGTAGTATATCAATCTCCGTACACTGATAATGGGGAAGTCCCTGGAGATATGTATATTATCGCCCATGACCCGTATGCTCAAGATGGATTTGGGCAATCTTTAGGGGCTGCATATGTAATTAAAAGAGTTAATTCTTACAGTAAACCGGACGATATGATCGTTGCCAGCTATGTTGGCAGACCAGAAACGCAAGATGCATACAACAATACCCTATTTTTGTTGGCGAAGTATTATAATGCGCGTATAGGATTCGAGAATGACCGAGGGGAAGTTATCCCTTATGCAAAGCGTCACAAGCTTATGAACTATCTCATGCCTGAGGTTGAGATATTTGATAAGACAGATAATGTCCGTATCCGGAAATTAGGCCGGAGTTACGGGATGAGTATGGGGAGCAAAGAGCGCAAAGGGCAAGCAGAAATTTACTTAAGGGACTGGTTAAAAACCAGTCGGGGTAAAGATGAAGATGGAGAATCCAAGTTGAATCTTCACTACATATACGATATAGCTCTCATAGATGAGTTAATAAAGTACAACCGGCGAGGAAACTTCGACCGTGTTTCAGCAATTATGGTAGGCATGTTCCATTTGAAGGATCTGCATACAAGAGAGATACAGATAATAGAGCAATCAAGTGAGAACACTTTTTTTGATCGTGCCTTCTTCGCATAAAATACTAACGGATGTCTCAAATTCCAAAACAAAAAATAGCTCGGTCTCGTAAAACCAAGGATTGGGCGAAAGAGTGCATTAATGCATTCATTAAGCGCTCGTCTTTTAGTACGAGCACAAAGCACACGGTACAAACGTACTATGAAGCTTACAACGGCAATCTTCGGGAAGCGGATTATAACTATGTCACTAACCCTTACAATAGTGAGGCATGGGCTAAGAAGAACTTCCCTGCGCGGCTGCGTAATTACAATATTATAAAGCCTATTGTTGATCTCTTGATGGGTGAGAAGGCTAAGCGGCCTTTAGCATACCAAGTAGTGGTACGAAATGCGGATATTACAAGTCGATTTGATAATCATCGGAGGAAACAGATTGAAGAGTATATGGAGCAGCTTATTATTAATACTGCTAATGAGAACGGAATCGAAACTGGAATGCCCTCAGAAGAATTGCCGGTGCCTGATGAGCATATGGAGACTGTGCTCCAAAGTTACCGGGATTCAC